TTTGAATACAACACACATAGACGGCTCTAATTTGAAAAACATAAAAAACATTTGATTTACAAAATAGCGAGCTGTCTAACGGAAAACTTAAAAGATTTGAATGTATAGATTCGTAGATGGTATTAAAGAATACCTTTGGTCTATTGTTTTGAATACAACTTGGGTTTCTGCAGGTTTGATCAAAGATTACCAGATTTCCTGGATCCTAGACCAGCTGAAGGACAAGGAATTGACCACTGAGTTACTACACATTGACTGCTCTTCAGTCCAAGTTTTTGCTTTATTTCTGTACGACGTCTGTCTACAAGTTGCAAAAGTCTATCAATTAGACACTGAGTTGATCAGGTATCCTGACGACGAATCTGCTGACTACAGCTTAGCTCGACTCCTGACTTACTTTTACACCCATTTACATCCCATTCTAACTGTTGGCCTTGAAGTTGAAGATTCAACTTCTACTACTGGACTTGTAGTTCAAGAAGATAAAGGAACACTAACCCTCTTTACAGGCCCTAGCACTAGCTCTAGAATACCAGTTAGGACTTCTGCCAGTAAACCACAACAAATGTCGAGAGAGATGTTGGGCTTAACAGATTGGTTGAGGCCAGAAGTGGCAACTCAAGCTGTTACTAGTGAAGTGATGGCAGCGTATGAAACCATGGAGAAGTCTCTATGTGAGTCTGGTTTAACTGATGAAGCAATTAAAGGGACTGCTGATTACTTTGCCTATGTAGGCTTCAATGCAAACATTATCAGGGCAGCATTGGTTTCATGCGAAGCTGACGAAAGAAAGCGTTCAATAGAAATTTGTACTTTGATTGTCACAGTTCTGTCCAGAGGAACATCCATAGCAGCCACTGGGAAGGAAAAGATGAATGACACTGCTAAGGCCATGTTTGCTACTTTATGCAGTAAATATAGAATTAAAAGGACTCTAACTGCTAAGCGGCACTTAGGTCCTAATGATGTGACCTTATCTCGGGTAGTTGCAGCCCATCCAGAGATTGCTTATAAAGCCCTCTTGTGCAGAGACTTAGAGAGGCCAATTAGGGTTCAAACTATGATTAACACAGGGTTTGTTGACTTTAAAGCAGGCTTGAGGGGTAGCTATGTCTTTAGCGTTGTCCCTACTAATCAAAAAGGGATAAAGCACTCTGGTGCTGCTGCTGCAGCCTTAACTTACATGGCAATGGAGACAGTTCTACTCCGTGACAAGAATGCCCCTGCTATAACTCTAGAAGAGGCCCTGACCAACTGTGCCACCTTTGCTAGGGCAACTTTGAACAGTTCTAGATATGATGATGATACAAAGAAGAGGTGGTTTGACAAGATGGATGTTCAAGAGGAGACAGCAAAAGCCTGGATACGAAGATTTTCTGCCAAGTTCCCTGAAGGTTTAGACCTACTGGCCAGTCTGGGATTCCCAACGTCAGTAGCTTAAATTCCTTCTCATAGGAGACCACACTCCTTTATCAAAGGACACAAATACCAGTTATAGCATTACACCCTCCCTGATTTATCTAAAATTAGTGTAGTGTGTTTATGTAGAGCCGGTCTTTGTGTCCTTTGATAAAGGAGT